CCATCAACCTTAATGGAATGGTTGAAATGAGCGAAGAAGAGGGAAGAAAAGGCCGCAAGTCGGAGCAGTTTATGCAGGACGAAGTATTTGCAGCGGCCATGGAAAAGATGCGTGGCGATTTGCTGTGGGAGTTTGAGAGCAGCAAACCGGAGGAGTCGAGCAAGCGTGAAATTGTTTGGGCGCAGTTGCGTGCCATAGAAACTTTCAAGAACGAACTCACCAAAATGATTGACAACGGCAAGGTGGCACAACGCGCCATTGAGCGTGCGCAGAAAAATCTTGTTTAAATAAGGAAATCGACCAATGCAAACAGTAGCACCAACGCCAGCGGCGAGTGTTGTACAAGGTCCGATGAATATGGCTGAAGCAGCCGATGCACTTGCTGGGATGCTCCCCGATGAGGGACAAGAGGAGAACAGCGAGGCGCAGTTGCCCGATGAGGGCGCGGCGGTAGATGAGGAGTTGCTAACCGATGCAGACGCGGATGGCGATGAAACTGATACCGAACAATCAGGAGAAGATGAGTATTCTGAGGAGGAAGAACAGCCACAAGTCTTCACCGTCAAGGTTGACGGTAAAGAAGTCGAGGTGTCGCTGGAGGAACTCCAAAAGGGATATTCAAGGACTCAGGATTACACGCGAAAAACGCAGCAAATTGCCGAGGTGCGAAAGCACGCAGAGGCAGAGTTGCAGGCGGTGCGTGCCGAGCGCGAGCAGTACGCTCAATTATTAGGTGCTCTAGAGGCACAGGTTCAGCAGGCGGCGCAGCCAAACATTGATTGGGATCGTCTCAGAAATGAAGACCCCATTGAGTATGTGACGCAGCGCGAGATGATGCGTGAAAACCAAGAGAGAAACGCGGCTATCCAATCGGAAAAGCAGCGACTCTCTGAGTTGTCACAGCAAGAGCAGATGCAATATCGCAATCAGATGTTGCAGCAGGAGCAAGAGGCGTTGGTGGCGGCTATACCTGAGTGGAAAGACTCAAAGAAAGCCGCAGCCGAAAAAGCAATGCTTGTTCAATTTGGCCAGAAGGCTGGATTCTCACCTGATGAACTGAAGAATGTTGTAGATCATAGGGCGGTTGTGATGTTGCGTAAGGCAGCGTTATACGACCAGATGATGTCCAAGCGTGGACAGATCAAGCCGGTGACGAACAATGGCCCAAGACCCGCAAAGCCTGGTGCAGCGGGAAGAGTATCAAATAATACTGAAGCATTGCGAGCACAACAACGTCTAGCTAAAACTGGCCGTGTCGATGACGCGGCTGATGCAATCTACAAACTCTTGAAATAAGGAAAAATCATGACTATCGTAAGTAACACATTTACAACCTATAGTGCTAAAGGCATTCGGGAAGATCTTTCAAATGTAATAACAAATATTGCACCAGAAGAAACACCGTACCAATCCAACATTGGCAGAGAGTCAATCACCAACACTCTGTTTGAGTGGCAGACCGACACATTGGCAGATGCAGCCGCCAATGCTCAGTTGGAAGGTGATGACGTTGGCACATTCGATGCAGTTGTTGCAACTGTTCGTTTGACCAACTACGCTCAGATCGCACGCAAAACCATCGTCTTGTCAAACACTGAAGAAGTGGTTAACAAGGCTGGCCGCCGTTCTGAACTGGCATACCAGATCGCCAAGCGCGGTTCTGAGTTGAAGCGTGACCAAGAATTCACATTCTTGAATGGTGCAGTTGCTGCCGCTGGTAACACCACCACAGCACGCGCTACGGCCTCTTTGGGCGCGTTTGTTAAGACAAACACCGACAAGCAAACCAACGGCGCTGACCCAAGCTACAGCACATTGCCAAACAATGCGCGTAGTGACGGCAACGTGCGTACTTTCACCGAAACCATTCTCAAGAATGTGATTCAAAAAGTATGGGCGGCTGGCGGTACACCGAAGATTCTGATGGTTGGTCCTGTCAACAAGCAGCGCGTTTCCGGTTTCTCTGGCATTGCATCTTCACGTTTCAACATCAACGGCGGCGAAAAGCCTGCCGTGTTGATCGGTGCAGTTGACATCTACGTCAGCGACTTTGGCAACGTGGCCGTTATCGCAAACCGTTTCCAGCGCGAGCGCGATGCTTGGGTCCTTGATCCTGAGTACGCAAAGATGACCGTGCTGCGTCCTTACCAGCAAGTCGAGTTGGCGAAGACTGGTGACGCTGAGAAGCGTATGTTGTTGATCGAATTCGGCCACAAAGTCTTGGCTGAAAACGCTCACGGCCTGTGCGCTGACTTGACAACTTCTTAATCGACTGAGAGGAAAAAGGGGAGGAGAAATCCTCCCCTTACTTATATGGAAAAACGATTTTTTGATGCAAGCCCTGACAAGGGGATCACTCGCACTTGGCACTACAACGAGGACACTGATGAGGCAACGATTCAGACAACGCAGGACTTGACTGCTGTCATTGAGGCCAACAAGCGCGACTTTGCTGCTACTGATAACAGGGCGAACTGGAAGAGCGAATGGCATCACGTTGCCAGCATTCCCGAAACGATCTACTTTCAGCTAAAAGCTGAGGGTAAGTTGGATGATCCGGTTTACATGAAAAAATGGTTGAACGATCCAGATAACAGGTTCTTTAGAGTGAGGCCAGGTCAGGTATGAAATACATCGCAGTCTGCACGCCAGCGCGTGACATGGTTCACACCAATTACACCTATTGCATGGTCAACATGGTGGCGTACCACACGCTCAACACCACTGACGCTGTCAGCCTCAAGATACTGCAAGGCACACTGATCCAGAATCAGCGTGCTGACTTGTGTCTGGACGCAATGCGTGAGGGTTGCAGCCACATTCTGTTTATCGACTCTGACATGACATTCCCACAGGACATGATCCAGCGATTGATGGCGCATGACGTTGATATCGTGGCTACCAACTGCGCGCGCAGACGTATGCCCACAGGACCAACCGCACAGAATTACGATGAGAATGGCAAGCGCAAACAGGTTTACACCATGCCTGAGTCCACCGGCTTAGAAGAGGTTGGCTCTGTTGGCACTGGCGTGATGCTAATCAAGCGCGAAGTGTTTGAGGGCATGACTGAGCCATGGTTTGATATGCCATGGCAGACCGACACTCGCGGCTACATGGGCGAGGATGTGTTCTTCTGCAAGAAGGCGCAAGAACTTGGATTCAAGGTGTATATTGACCATGATGTCTCGAAAGAGATCGGGCATATTGGCACATTTGAATTCCGGCATGAGCACACTTGGGTGATGAAAGAACAGCTTGAAAAAGAGGCAGTCTAATGGCATTGACCACCTACACCGAACTGAAGACATCGCTGGCCGATTGGCTTAATCGGTCTGACCTGACTTCAGTTATTCCTGACTTTATCAGTCTGGCCGAGGCGCAGATGGAGCGCCAGCTACGCACACGACAGATGATTGTGCGTGCCACTGCCTCATTTGCGGCGGCTGCTGAATACGGCACAGTGCCTGATGACTTCTTGGAAGTCAAGTCAATCAAGCTCGACACCAATCCAGTGACTGCATTGCAGTTTCAGACGATTGATGCCATGGACGCGCTGTCCAACACCACCTACTTGTCCAGCGGCAAGCCGTTGTATTTCAGCGTGGTGGGTAATCAATTCAGACTGTTGCCGATACCTGATGGCGAGTACACCGCTGAATTGGTTTACTACGCCAAGTTGACTAAGTTGTCATCGACCGTTGCAACCAATTTTCTGTTGACTCAAGCGCCGGACGTTTACCTGTACGGTGCGCTTTTACAGGCTGCGCCTTACCTACAGGATGATGCGAGAATCAGCGTGTGGTCATCGTTATATGCTGCTGGCTTAGAGCAATTGCAGATTGCTGATGACCGTGGCTCAACCTCTGGCGGCGCAATCTTGACGCGAGCAAGGACATTCGGATGATGATCACCACCACCAAAGGCGACATGGATGAGTCCTTGTTGCACAAGTCTGTAGGCTCGACTGAGAGCGACAAAGAGATCATCAGTTGGGTTGAATATCGTTTGGATGACGAACTGGTACACAGATCAGTCCATGTTTTGTTGAAACAAAATGTCGCAGCCGATGGCGTTGCAGCGGCAATTGGATAAGGAATAGATCATGGCAAATACTCAGGCAATGTGTACAAGTTTTAAAGGTGAACTGCTTGTCGGTCATCACAATTTTGGCACTGGCGTGATTCGCGCTGCGACTACAGCAGATACTTTTAAGGCTGCCTTGTACTTGGCCTCTGCCACTGTCAGCGCCGCCACAACAGCCTACAGCGCCACCGGCGAGGTGTCAGGCACAGGCTACACCGCAGGCGGCGTGACGGTGACATTTGGCACTGCGCCAAGCACCAGCGGCACTACAGCGTTCGTGACTCCAAGCGCCAGCATCAGTTATTCTGCTGTGACATTGTCTACGGCCTTTGATTGCGTTTTGATCTATAACTCAACTCAATCAAACAAAGCGGTTAGCGTGCATACATTTGGCAGTCAGACTGTGACCGCAGGCACGTTCACCTTGACCATGCCTACCAATGACGCAAGCACCGGTTTAATCCGGTTGGCTTAACCGAGGAGCAGCGGCATGGCTGCTTATGGTTCTGGCGCGTATGGTGTAGGCAAATATCCAATATTGTCTGGAACTTATGGTTCTGGCGGTTATGGATTAGGCATTTACGGCAAAACAAATACTGCAATCAGTGGAAATGCTTCCACTGGTGCTGTTGGTGACTTACTAGAGAACATCTCGATCCAAGAGGATGGCAACATTGCCACAGG